GTCTGGTTTAATACAAGTCTTTCCGCTTCAATAAATCTAACTGAAGCGTGAGAGACTAATGTTTCAAATGCTGGTTCTCCTTCTAGAATTATTCTTTCGCCCGCTCCTAGAATGTATAAGCCCATAATTAACCCACGAGCCTCTCGAACTCTGTCTTTTCTAAATTCATCAAGTGGTTCAGCAAGGTGTGGGTCAAAACCATCCATCACTAAGAAATCACCCTCTCCTGTTTCTAGTAGGATTGCTTCGCCATCAAAGTTTGCATCAGTTTGATTACTAGAGGGAGTGGTCACTCTTTGTGACGCAACAATTTTTTTCTTTTCGGTTGTAGCTCGAGCTTCATCTAGCCAACCACCTTCTGTAAATACCTGTTTTCTACCAGAACCTTCATCAAGCACCAAATAGTCTTTGCGTGTTTGTATATCAGAGACAGCTGGTTCGTCTTCATAGATAAGTCTATCGCCCTCATCAACACTTGATTGCAACACCTTATCACCAGCGTCAGCTCCACCAGCAGTTGTTCTATCTAAAAGAATCTCATCTCCAGCGTTAGTACCACTACCGTCTGTTCCCCCATCTTCAATAAGAATAGAATCTCCAACAGCACTTCCTTCTAAAAGAACAGTATGAGCTTGGCCATAGTCAGTGTCCGAACCCATAAATTTTATATTAGTTCTATTTTCAAAAAATACTCCACGACTTGTCTGTAGGATGAGTGTATCATTGTCATCAGGTTGAAACTCAAACTGCACTCCAGAGCCTGTAATTGTAGCGTCACTAGGATTTTCTAGAGTTATCTGTTCAATTCCATTATCAACGGCATCAGTAACCAATCGATCTAAAGCGCCTGTTGCTTCTTCTGTTACAAGATTATCACCTATGCTTTCTATCGCATCGTTAATTTGAACTCGTTGAAACACATCCCCCTCTTGTTCCAATGTAAAATCAAATGATAGGTTAGGATCATTCTGTTCTAATTGTGTTCTTACAACATCCTGTATTTCTACGGACAACACTTGTCTGTCAGCATCAAAACTTTTTACAGTTCCTTCATACGCACCTGTAAGAGCTTCATCAACACCAAATGTACCAGTGACATCTTTAACAACAAAATTGGCCGGCACGCTAACAGCTGGTGCGGTAGAATATCTAAAACCAGCATCAACAATTTTTATACTCTTAATTTGACCAATGTCTTCAGAGGCAGCTAACAGACTAGCACCAGAACCATATGTTGTTGTTATCGTCAGAGTTGGTAGTGTTACGTATCCAGAACCAGGCTCTGTTATGAATACTCTAGCAATAGAACCTTTTTCAGAACTACTAAGTGATCCTTCCTCAATAACAAATCTCTCATTAGGAGTATAGTAATCATCAAAAGTTTCTATATCTGTTTCTTCTAGTAGAAAATCATTTTCGTCTGTACTACTGCTATCGGTTCCCTCTAGTATAATCTGATCACCCTCATCATTTGGAATACCATTTGTCACACTAGTTCCATTTAGAGCCATCTGATTATTGATAGTTTTTCTTATCGATCCATCCTCTTGGATAAGATAATCATCATTGTCTACAGTATCTTCTAACAAAAATGATCCACCAACAACAGAGACAAACCCCTCAGCTGAAGATGTAGAAACATCAGTTGTTGTAAAATTAACAACTTCACCAACTCTATAACCACTACCACCATCATCAACAATAACTTCAGAAACCTCACCTGTGTTTATCTGATCAACACGAGCAACAGCTGCATCATTACCGACACCAGACTCAAGAGTAAGAAGGTCATCCTCTGAATATAATGCACCACCAGAATTTACAACACCGCCTGTTATTACCTGTTGAATAGTAAATGTCATCTCACGGAATAATCCGTCTGACTGTTCATTCACAGAGTTTGCTGAAACTACTTCGCCATTTTGAAAAGTACCGTTAACATCTTGAACTTCAAACTCTGTTATCGCATCTGTACCTTGACTGAAAGCTTCTGCGTCTGCTATGAACGCTGTAGCACCAGAGGTCTTGCCTGTTAAGATTTGACCAATAACTTCCGAGCCCTTAGAACCATTTGTAGCAACTGCACGAACAAAATCTTTTTCTTTCCAGTTACCATCAGACAGTCGCAACATATATTTGGTTGGATAGAAGACTTCCGACTCCTCATCAAACATAAGACGCAAAAATAACTTGTGTCCTTCTGAGGTTCCTTTTGCGGTATAAAGATCACGAATATTTTTTATCAGGTCACGTTTAGATGTGCCAGTGGCCAAGGTGAACGGAATAGCCTGCATGAGTTGTTCATGCATCTGATCAAGGAAAGCGGATACAGTATTATCTGGATCAGCGTAGTCCAACAACTGTTGCATATTCTGTACAGGGTTGGCCCTGTATGATACAACGGTGGCAGTTGCTCCAGAGGTTTCACCAGTTACAGTCTCGCCAACAATAAATCGTTGGTTTGATGTAATGATGAGTTTTTTTGCAGCCTGTGATATGTCATCAATAAGAACTGTAGCAGTAGCTTTGGATGTACCGCCAGTTATAGTTTCATCTTTTATGAAAGCTGCTGTAGAACCAGCACCAACTTCCGCCATAAGTTTTGGAGTAGCACCGCTTTCTAGGTCAAGGAGAATATTTTGTGTTACTGGACTTTCCAGTATGATATTATCAATGTCGCCATCAAGGACAAGCAATCCAGATTCTAAAAACTGATAATACTGTTCAAGAAAACTGACAAACTCTGGATGGTCTGCCTGAATGAAGTCAGGAACCTGGCCATCTATAAGAGGAGATATCTTTGTATTTAAGGCTGCATCAAACGGTGCCATTGTTTAGTATCCTGTACTTGGTGACGTATAGCTGCTTGATGTTGTATAAGTTCCACCAGCACCAGGCTGACTAACAGCAATTGTGTCTACTTCTCCCGAAATTTTAGAATTGGTAAAGTCGATCTCTAATATCTGATTTCTAACAGGAACAATATCTTTAGAATCAGGTACAACCGTGAAACGAATACTAGTTGATGCAACACCATCTACATTAGATATGGACTCAATTATTATACCATTAAGAACAATTGCACCTGTAGTATAATTGATCGTACCAGCTGCACTGTCAGCATATGTCCTTGTGATGCCAACGAGGTAGTACCTTCGAATATTGCCGTCACCATCATCATCAAAGAAATACTCGTTTGTAGCATCACCCTTAACCTTGAATCCTGTAGAAGTTACAATACCACCAGCGCCTGAGTTATGACCACTATGAGGGTTATATAACGCATTGTTGAAATATATGTTAAAGGAAGAAGATGATCCCAAAGTTGGAGTAATCGATTTTGCCAAAATAACATTTGTTATATTACTCAAGATAGCCGTGTTGGTATCATCAATAAGACCAGTGACTTGAGAATGACGAAAGACCTTACCAAAACTTTGAAGTTCAGAACTGTCATAGTTCGTCAATGTTGTAGTAACATCAGTAACGAGTGTATCCTTTTCTTTAATAGTTCTACTCGAATCAAACTTGAAGTTGACGTTCAAAAATAGTTTAACAATATCAGGATCAACAATAACAGGAGTTATCGAAGCCACATTAAACTTTTGAAAATCTTTAACCAACTGTGTTTTTTGAGCAGATGTAAGATTATTGCCTGTGGTAGACTTGATAGAGATGTATACACGGCCATAAGATGCTGTGCTTGTTACACCTAGAGTCGGATCAAAGGAACCGCTCTCTCCACCAAACACTTGAACTGCCTGTGTTTGTGGAAACAGTTTCTTTGCATAGATTTTGTAATCCTCAGCCGTTACACACCTTCCTTGAGCTGCGTAGTCAAGAGGAGCATTAAGTTTTACTGATTGAAGCGTCTCGGCCTCTGTTCCACCTGTTGCACTATTAAGAGTAGCTACTGTTACACTAGTAACACCATCGATAGCACCAGAGGCGGTAAAGTTGATAGCGCCATTAGCCTTATCTTTATTTGTCACAACATACTTGAGAAACACTATGTTTCCATCGGTAACTGCCTGACTCACCACACCATCACCAAAGTAAACCTCAAACTTTCCTGCCTCTACCTCTTGTAAAAAATAAACTGTGCTTGTGCCTGTCAACTGAGATATGTCTGTAGCTTTGGTGTATGTGGTTGTCGTAGAGTCGGAAGATGAATTCTGAACTGAAACTGTTAGAGTTGTTGTGTCTGCTCTATCAGACGGTAAGAGAAATCTCTGATTAACATCAGATGTATCCACTGTATATCTTGTGGTGGTATATGTGCCTTCATATACTTCAATATTTGAGAAGGGAATTTCCAACCCTGTACTGGAAGCTTGGTGAGAGGCAATTGTCACAAACTCGTAATCCTCATTGTTAACCTTTGTGGTAAATTTTGTTCCAGCAGCCATAGTTGCTGAGAGTTTTGATGAATCGTTAAGAGTTACGTTTATAGTTGCCTTTGGAGATTTACAGGAGTCTACCTCATATCCTAACATCTTAGCATGAGAGACTATACTAGATCGCAAAGCTGCGGAGTCCAGAAACATCTCGTTGGCCACCATGTTAGCGTTGTATGCAAGATAGTGTGTGTTGTAAGCCAGAGTGTCAAGAAGAATATTTAAACCCGAACCTTCAAAATCATAATCTTTAAATTGAGTTTGATCTTTGAGGAATGTCTTTAGGTTTTCTTTAATACCATCAAAGTCGAGTTCTGTTACTTGTAATTTTTGACTGTTTGCCATTATCGTAATCTCTCTAATATTACTGTTAAGTCTACCAATTCAGTTGGTACGTTTACCACATAAAATTCAATAGCGATATTATATGCATTACGATCTAGGTCAGGATTTGCCCTCACACCCTGTAGTCTGGCCCGTGGCTCAAAATTTTCGATAACATCTTCCACCTTCTTCGCAAGAATGGTGGCTGTCAGTGGAGTCATCGGTTCAAAGAGTTGATCTCTGATACCAGAGTATATCTCAGGACGAAAGGGTTTCTCATACTGATTCATCAACACTAAATTACGGACAGACCTTTTGACAGCTTGAACGTCTGTAAGGACATTGATATCTTTGTTTTTGTTATTCAGTCCAAAGAACAAATCAAGATCAGCATATTTTCTAACACTTCTCTTGTCATTTGTGGCCTCAGCATCATTAAAACCAGCTGGATTGCGCCAAGCGCCAGTTTGGTCTGTATTTGGCATAGATATACTCCTTACATAGTATTTATACTAACCATCAGAATACTTCATCATGAAAGGTGCAGATTTCTTCCATACTTCTTTGGCTTCAACACGAATAAATCGTTCTCTCGTTGCGGCCTTGTCTGGATTTGGAATAGTGACCATAACCCTCTTTCCCTTGTTAAAGGCCTCTTGTTTTCTACGCAATTTCACTAGAGAGGAAACGTCCCTTCTTATGGCCTTACAGACCCATTTTGATACGTTACTTCCTAGGCCCTTAGAGGTTTGACTTGCACGTTGTTTTTTCTTTCCCATAATATAATCTCCTATATGAGGTATGTCTGATCTTCT